CTGGCTTCACTGGTTCCGATTACTCTGGTACTTCTACCGACTTCCACGTTGGCGTTGAAGGTACCTCTGGTGTTGCTGGCTGGTACATCCAAGGTGGTCCTACTGTTGTGTCTCCTGATGGTGGCGCTGCTGAGACCATTGCTACCGGCAAGCTTGGTGGCTCTGTTGCTGCTAGCGATAAGCTCTCCGTCTACGGTGAGATCTCTGCTGCCTTTGATTCCGTCAATAGCTACGGCACTAAGGCTGGTGTGAAGTACAAGTTCTAATTCCCATTGTGGTGGGAGGGAGGCACAACGTACTTACATACTTAATTACATGACTGCAACGATTGCATTAAAAAGAGAGAATGCCTGGGAGCAGTTTTGTTCCTGGGTCACCTCTACTAATAACCGTCTTTATGTAGGATGGTTCGGAGTCCTTATGATTCCGTGCCTCCTTGCCGCTACAATTTGTTTTATTATCGCCTTTGTTGGCGCACCACCTGTTGACATCGATGGAATCCGAGAACCCGTCGCTGGCTCCCTGCTGTATGGTAACAACATCATATCAGGAGCCGTCGTTCCGAGCAGCAATGCCATCGGACTACACTTCTACCCAATTTGGGAAGCTGCTACACTTGATGAATGGCTGTACAACGGCGGTCCATTCCAACTCACCGTATTCCACTTCCTCATTGGCGTCTTTGCTTACATGGGACGAGAGTGGGAACTTAGCTATCGACTAGGGATGAGGCCCTGGATCTTTGTTGCGTACTCTGCTCCTGTCGCCGCTGCGACTGCTGTGTTCCTTGTTTATCCGTTTGGACAGGGCTCTTTTTCTGATGCTATGCCCTTGGGGATATCCGGCACCTTCAACTACATGCTGGTGTTCCAGGCTGAGCACAATATTCTTATGCATCCTTTTCACATGCTGGGTGTGGCCGGCGTATTTGGTGGGAGTTTGTTCTCTGCTATGCACGGTAGCCTGGTCACGTCGTCACTTATTCGTGAGACAACTGAAGAGGTTTCACAGAACTATGGTTACAAGTTTGGTCAAGAGGAAGAGACTTACAATATTGTTGCTGCTCACGGCTATTTTGGTCGGCTTATCTTCCAATATGCTAGCTTTAATAATTCCCGTAGTCTTCATTTCTTTCTTGCTGCCTGGCCTGTTGTAGGTATTTGGTTTGCTGCGCTTGGCGTGTCTACCATGGCTTTCAACTTGAATGGTTTCAACTTTAACCAATCTCTGCTAGCTGCTGATGGACAGGTGATCAACACCTGGGCTGACATTCTTAACCGTGCCAACCTTGGCTTTGAGGTGATGCATGAGCGGAACGCACACAACTTCCCGCTTGACCTTGCATCCGTGGAGGTCACTCCTGTGGCGCTGCAAGCACCTACTATTGGTTAATTAAATCCCGTCCGTTCATCCCTTTGGGACGCATGCTACCTGAGTCATGGAACGGGGACTCAGGATCTCCTTTGGAGGTAAACACCATGTCTGATGTTGAACTTATGGCACGTCTCCGTGAGCGTGAAGAACGCAACCGGAACGCTAAGCTCAAGTATCGCGGTGTGGCATACAACAAAAAATGATCAATGCCTAAAAAACATCAATCTTCAAACGCAAAGGCAACGCCCGTCCCTTACCATCCGTCTTCGGGTGGACAAGTGTTCAAGCGTTGCGGACACTGTGGTGATCAAAAGCCTGAGTGTCGTAAACAAAAGAAGTGCCTGAAAGGTCTTCTGTAATATTGGGAGTCGGGCACCTCAGAGTCGGACCCGGCTCCTCTTGGCATTGGCCCTTACGAGGATACCCTTTGCCGTCTAGACGGTGGGATAGACCACAATAAAAACTGAACAAAAAATTTCCAAACGTTTGGGAGCAAGTCTCATTAACTTTACTCCTTAAAAATGGCACATCAATCTTCTACTCTGACCACGAGTCTGACTCGTCCTGGTCAGGCTAACTCCGCGGGTGACGCCCGCGCTCTGTATCTCAAGCTTTTTAGCGGTGAGATGTTCAAAGGTTTCGAGTACAACGCTATCGCTCGTGACCTCGTGATGAAGCGTACCCTTACCAATGGTAAGTCTATGCAGTTCATCTACACCGGTCGCACGACCGCTGAGTACCATACTCCTGGTAACGCCATTCTTGGCAACAGCGACGGTGCACCTCCGGTGGCTGAGAAGACCGTCACCGTTGACGACCTGCTGATCTCCAGCGCATTCGTCTACGACCTTGACGAGACTCTCGCACACTACGACCTGCGTTCTGAGATCAGCCGTAAGATCGGCTACGCTCTCGCAGAGAAGTATGACCGTCTGATCTTCCGTGCTATCGCTCGCGGTGCACGTGCTGCATCTCCTATCACCAAGTCTAGCTTTGTTGAGCCTGGTGGTACTCAGATCCGCGTCGGCACTACCGCTAGCGCTTCTAATGCCTACGATGCTGACAAGCTGGTTGAAGCTTTCTACAACGCTGCTGCTGCAATGGACGAGAAAGGCGTCAGCTCCGAAGGTCGCGTGGGTGTTCTGAACCCTCGCCAGTACTACGCTCTGATCCAACGTGTTGGTGAGAACGGTCTGGTGAACCGCGATGAGCAGGGTATGGCTCGTCAGAAGGGTCAAGGTATCATCGAAATCGCTGGTATCAAGATCTACAAGTCGATGAACATTCCGTTCTTCAGCCAGTATGGTACCAAGTATGGTACTGGATCTGCTACCAACCCTGGTGTTACCGATCCTGGCAACACCGGTTCGTTCGTGTCTCCTGCTATCGAAGACGCCGCTAACGACGTCACCGGTATCAACAACGAGTACGGTGAAGAGACCGAATTTGCTAACAGCTGCGGACTCATCTTCCAGCGTGAAGGTGCTGCTTGCGTGGAAGCTATCGGTCCTCAGGTCCAAGTCACCAGCGGTGACGTGTCCGTGATCTACCAGGGCGACGTGATCCTGGGTCGTCTCGCCATGGGCGCTGACTACCTGAACCCTGCTGCTTGTGTCGAGCTGATTGCCGGCGCTGCTCCTGGTTCTACCGGCAACGCTGCCTTCTGATCTTTTTTTGATCTCATTTGGGGGTTCCTTCGGGAGCCCCTTTTTTTTATCTATTACTACTATGCCTGTCACCTTTGCTGCGTCCACCGAACTGGATGCTGTTAATCAAATCCTAAGCTCCGTGGGACAGGCTCCTGTCACCACGCTAGATCTTCAGAACCCTGAAGTTGCTATTGTCTTGACGACCCTTCGTGAAGTCAACAAGCAAGTTCAATCTGAAGGATGGATGTTTAATCAGGAACGAGGATATACTCTCAAACCTGATTCTACAACTGAAGAAATTAAATATCCTACCAATGCGTTGCAAGTTGATACCAATCAACAAGAGCATTTGGATGACTACGATGTAGTACGACGTGGACAGAAACTCTACGACCGCCTCAACCACACCTACAAATTCAAAAAAGATATCAAAGCTGATATCGTGTGGTTGTATCCATTTGATGACGTCCCTCCAGCTATTCAAGATTACATCACAGCCCGTGCTGCAAGGATGTCTGCAATTAAAACAGTGGGTGAAGCTCAGCTTTCCCAGCTACTGCAAGAACAAGAAATGATGACCCGTGCCACTGCAATCGAATATGATTGTAACCAAGGTGATTACACCATCTTTGGTTGGCGTGACGGAGAAAACTATTACAACAATTATCAACCGTATAACGCGCTTGCACGATGAGCACTATTTCCCAAAGGATCCCTAACCTGCTCCTAGGTGTGTCCCAACAACCGGACAAACTTAAGTACCCAGGTCAGGTTAGAGAGGCTACCAACGTATTTCCTGACTATGCACTTGGTCTGCTCAAGAGACCTGGTGGTAAATTTGAAGCAGAACTTTACAATGCCGAAGCTCGTGGACGTTGGTTTCCGATCCTTCGGGATGCAGATGAAAAGTATGTCTGTCAGTATGATACCACTGACGGACAGTTCCGTATCTGGAGTTTGATTGATGGACAACCTCGTGCTGTGGACATGGGTACCACTGCTGCTACTGGACAGCCTAGTGGTTGCAACATTACTAATCTTAAATCAGATCTAGATACATACAACACAGCTCAAGACGACACAGATACAAAGCTATCTGATCTACACTCTAAACAAGCAACGTACACAAAGACCAACGACGGTCAGACTGCTACTAAAGAAAACTTGTTTGACGTAGACGTAACCTACAAGAATGGTTACTACGAAGAGGTTCTCAAGTCTGGTGTACTGGAACGTATCGACAACGGTCAACGTATTGTCAAAGATGATGGCACCAACGCAGGTTCTATTGCTAAAGGTGCTGCCATGCCTACGGGCTACAGCCTGGGCAATGAGCGTACAGATGAGTACCCTTGGTTTAAACGTGATGGCTACCGTGTCTACGAAGTAGAGAAAGATGTAGCTGCTGTTTACAACTCTAGCCAGCTTAGTACTGCTAACACCAACATGGGTACGGCTCAGACTGCATACGATAATGCTGTCAGCACTGAGTCAACTGAGAAAGGTGATTACGACAGTGAGGTTACTGCCTGCGCTATTGGTTCATCTAACATTCCTGCAGGTGCTTACCTAAAGGATGCTAAGCCTGAGGATATCGAAATCCTTACGATCAACGATTATACCTTTGTCTTGAATAAAAACAAGACAGCAGCGATGAAGTCTACGACTTCTGCGGCAACGCCAAACGAAGCCTTTGTGGTTATCAGGACTGTCGCATATAACGCTGACTACAAGGTCACTATTAACGGCACTACTAAAACACACAACACACCTGATACTGTTAGTGGTAACACGCTTGACGCTGGTAGCATTGCTGCTGCGTTGACTACAGAGATCAATAACATCAGCGGTATCACTGCTACTCAGGTTGGTCCTGGTATTTACATTAGTGGTACAAGTGCCTTTACCATTACCACAGCTGGTTCATCTCAAGAAGAGGGTATTTTTGCCTTCCAAGACCAGATTAACATAGCCTCTCGCCTGCCTAACCAATGTGAGGATGGCTATCGTGTTCGAGTTACCAACAGCGATGATGTAACTGCTGACGATATCTACGTTGAGTTCCATGCTACCGGTGGCGCAGATCGTGGTCCTGGTGTGTGGGAAGAGACGATTGCTCCGGGTCTAAAGTTTGAGATTGATGAGACTACCATGCCTCATCAGCTGGTACGCCA